GGGACGATAATATCGTCTCCGAACACGCGCACCTCGTCGGCTAATTCACGTAGAGAAGGAGAACCCTTTCGGGTGCCCCCATTCTGGCTAGTTAGGATCACTGAGGCCATAGAAATAGCCCAGAAAACTAACGTCTCCACGGGGAAGCAAGTTGCTGAACCCATTGGAGCAAATGTAGCAATCTTGATCTTTCTACCTGAGTAAATCATGTAGTCAGATCTAGTAGCCATCAAGCGCCGCCTAACGTCAGGGACCTCTGCAAAGAGGAACCAAACGAGCGGAACTGAAACGGTATCCGACGCACTAGATAAATCTAGCGTGATCGAATCGTTGGCATGGGCCAACTGGGCGGCTTTCTGATTAAAGGTTTGATCCTCTAATCGTAATGACCGCCTCAGTAGCCAGTGCTTAGCTATATGCGACATCATAGCCTTCATCTGTCCCTGCTGGAGATACTGATTAACAGAATACTCCGCAGAGATCAGTCTCGGGCCCTTAAAGTCCTTCGGTACAAGACAGCATCTTGTCAAAGTCTCGCGACTCCAAACAAGACCCGCTGTCTTATCTACGATAGCCAATAAGGAGTGAATACCATAGGTAAAGTAGGAATAATATCTCTCGGCCTTCACAGGCCATGAAAGAAAATCCCACCTCCCGAATCGATCGATCCTCTCTGCGACGGCTCCCGGACCATGTCCGGGAGTAATATCAGTGAGAGAAAGGTCTTTTAGGGCGTACCCGATTAGCTCTCTAGCTTTTCGGAGTACAGGATTGGTCACGTCTAGACGAACCTTACGGTTTGCCTGCATGCGATCAGAAAATTCCTGTACTGCCTTCTCCTTCATTACAGGACCCGGCTCATAAATGAGCTTAGAGTCCAAAAGAAGGAACTGGCGTAAGAACTGAATGGTTCGAGCATCAGCATTGGTCAGGAGATCGCCTTCGTTAGAGAATATTCGGCTAAAAGCCTTATATCCAAAAAGAGGGAGGCGTGTGTTCCTTTTCAACCCGAAGTGGGCGGTACACGAAAAGTGTCCGCTTACTAGGCCCATATCAAGGGCTTTTCCCAATAGGGGAAGAGTTACCTTGGCAAAGCTAGTACCTTCGTTTCGAAGCCTTTCAGCTAAGATACGAAGATCATCGGAAT